AAACACCAACTAATCCATTATTATTTAAACTAAATGCTAGTGGAGCTTGTCTGGAGTTGAAGTCATAAATTTTACCCCAACTATATCTAGCACATGTAAATCCACTAGTAGAACCAATACCAGCAATAGATTGAACATTACTGAAAACTGTAACAATTCCAGAAGAACTGCTTTGTATATAATCTGCTTTGTAAACATTATCAATGTATGATGATCCAATTGACAGCACTGCAAAGCCTTCAGAAGAATTTAATGTTGTGACACCATTACCAACAATACTATTTGTGATTACAAAGTAATCCCCAGTACCAATACCACTTCTTTCAACGTTGTTGAAATTAGCATCATTTAAAACTTCATCGCTATCAAACTCAAATATAACCATTGGTGTTGTTGTTGAAATACCTACAGCACTAGTAGCAATACCAACAATAGTTCCATAATCTCCAATAACTTTGATGTTATCAAATTGCTCATAAGTTGTTATTGCTGGTGAAGTTAATACAATAGCAGGTACATTTGGATCGTAACCAAAACCAGGATCAGTAACTGTAACACTAGTAACTGTTCCTCCAACAGATATATTTGCAGTAACTGAAGCTTTTACAACTTGTGATTCTGTAATTGCATATTTTGATGATTGACCAACTCCAATAATATTGAACAATTCAGTTCCAAGTTTACGAACATCCATATTTGAATTAGTAGTTCTAATCCAATCTTCACCATTACGAGATACTAAAGTTAATTGTGATGAACCAGTAATCAAATATACATTATTTTTATATGTAATATCATATAGAGTATATGATGCAAATTCTGGTTCAGATACATTGTTCCAAACTGCGCCACCATCAATTGATTTTAATATAGTTCCATTATTACCAACAGCGTAATGATCTCCATTTAAGTATCTAACCGAAAGTAAATCATTCGCAGTTCCTGAAGTATGTGTAGTCCAAACATAACCATCTGAAGATCTAGAGATTGCTCCTCCGACACCAACAGCCACAAAATTGTCTACACCAAATGTAATCGAATTTAATTCATTAGAATTTGCTTTTCGGACAACCCATGATGTAGTAATTCCTGTAGCAGCCTCTGAAACTAATGCAGTACCACCAGCACCAACGGCAATAAATTTGTTTAATCCATAATCTACGCCATTTATATTTCCACTAAAGGATGCTGGAGGATAATCAAATGGTATGATACCACCAACATATACTCTTGATAAGAAAATATTATTGGGTGTCCATGATAATCCATCTAATGATGTAAAGATTGATGATGCAGAGCCTACTACTACCCAATTATTACTACCATGAGAAATTGAATTTAATGTAGCTCCACCAGTAAGAGACGATTGAGTATTCCAATTTTTAAAGTTATCACTTGTAGAAATTCCTCCAATTTCTGAACATGCAACATATAGGTTATTTCCATAGTCAAAATCTCTAAATGAATCTACACTTGCTAAAATATTACCATTTTCCCACTCTTTACCATATTGTGGAATTAAATCTACAGTTGTTGAAATGGTAATTTCTGGAGCACTACTATAACCAAAGCCACCGTCAACTACATTAAAATCTGTAACTGTTCCTGCAGCAGATACAACAGCTGTGATTTTAGCTGTTTTTGTATCCTTCTCATTAAAGACTATGATAGAATTATTATTTTCTAATAGATCATCTAATTGACTAAAATTAGGATAAGCACCTTCTACATAAATTTCAGTATCAGAGGTTTTAATTTCTTTAATTAATCTTGTAGATGGAATAAACTTACCTTCTAAAATCGATCTTGCCTTTGAAATATAAACATTATCAACAATCAAATCTGATTTTTGTTTATCTAATGATACGGTTCTATAGAATGTAGGATCGGTTGAAATTCCAACATCAATATAATTTGTAGTTTTAACTTCCGATATTGTGTTTATGTTAGTTATAACTCTAGGTAATTGATTTACATAAGGAGTTTGTTGTAATAATCTTAACGAATCACCGACTTTTACTTCTGGAGAAACATCAACATCAATGACATCTAAATATGATCCTTTAAAGAAGAATATCAAGCACTCACTTCCAGCAATTGGAGCCTCAGTAAATACAAGTTTATCTCCACCAACCAAATTATAGTTTCTATTTGGATGTTGTAAAATGCCATTCAAAATTATAATTAAATTATTTGAAACATTAATACCAGATCCAGGTGCAGCATTGATATTATATCTTTCTTTGATTAAATCAGTTTTTGTTAATCCAAATGCTTTTGTTCTTCCATTAAATTGGCTTGAGATATCATCTAAAAGTACAAGTCCACCAAAGTGCCAACCACTAAATTCATCATTAATAGTATCAATAATTGAAAGTGTAAATGCACTAGTTGCAATGCCTACTTGAGTTGGAATTCCGCTAATTGTTAATTGATCATTAATCTCATATCCAATACCTCTATTGGCGAATTCAAATTGAGTTATGCTTCCACCACTACCAACTATAATATTGACTTTAGCACCGTTACCTGTACCACCTACTAATGCTATATTTGAATATGCAGTAGGAATTCCTACATTGATTATTGGTGGCATTGTTGATGCATAACCAGTGCCACCAGAAATAATATTGAAACCAGTAATAATGCCAACTGATGAACCAGTGCCAACCAATGCTATAATGGAAGCTCCACTACCAACTTGAGAATCAATTTTAACCTCAACGTTACTTCTATATCCAAATCCAGAACTTGTTAATGTTAGAGACTCAATTGTTCCTCCACCAGAAACGACTGGAATTGCAAATGCTGGAACCAGGGGTTGATAACCACTACCAAAACCTATATTTACTCTATTGATGATTCCACCCTTTGGCAAATCTAATCTAGAAGAACCTGTAAATGCTAAAGATCCACCAATAGCGATTGGTGATTGTTCACTCATATTATAGTCAACTATTGGTTTTTGTAGAATGTTATTGATATTAATAGCGCCATAATTTGGACCTAAAACATTACCACCTAAATCAGTAATAATACCAGTAACTGGTTGACCATACGATGTTAATTCAAAATTTGTTTTTGAGCCGTTAAACTGATCACTTATATCATCAAATATGTAATTAGTATCATAATTTAATCTATAGAAAATTCTTCCTGCAAATGTAGATCTAGTTGAAATGCCAGCAGGTCCTACGTCACCATATGGAGCTGTTTTGAAGTAAATATATCCATTATTAATATTATAATCACCTTTTAATACTGTTACCCCAGCTCCAACTGTATGAGCCACAGCAACAGTGCCCATATATCCTCTATTTACTGATAATACATTAGTAGAACCGAAACCAACAGCGTTGATTTCTAATAGTTCGTCATCAATTCTTAAAATATTTGTTGGAGTTATTGAAGTAATTCCAGTTAAAGTTACTATTGTTGAACCAATTGAAATTGAAGTTGATAATGAAGTGTTTACATTAACTTTATATAATGGACTTTGAATGATATTATCAATTGTAATAATTGCTCTACTATTTGCATAATCATATGGTGTATATAATGTATGAGTAGTACCAGCTCCAACACCCAAACCACCACCAAGATCTCTAAATCTGAAATAGTTTCCAGTAGCTGTTGCGTCGGTTTTTAAGCCTACTAATTTAAATCTATTGATATCAACTTTATATACAAAAACTCTTTCAGGCATGAAATCAGTTGTTGCACCACCAATTACTCTATTAGTAGATTCAACGGCTATTCTAGTTCCTCCTGCGCCAGGATTATAAATTAATTCTTCACCAGTGCTAAAACCATGATTTGCAATGCTTACAACGCTACTACCAACAGAACATGCAATTTGAGCTGTAAAACTCTTACTTAATAGTCTACTATTGTTATTGTTCAGTTTAAATGATGTTAATCCTACAATTGTTCCACCTTTGGAGACATCAGCAATTGTTACATTTGGAGCAGCTGTAGTACCTATTCCAATAATTGATGTAATAATACCAACGTAAGAACCAATTGCAGATAATACGTCAGAGCAACAATTTTCATTATATGCTGGACTGCAATTTTCATCTAACAATATACTATAATTAAATGATTGAGTTATTTCAAATGGTGTTGTTTGATATGACGTTGAAATTGCAACATTGTTAATGATGTAACGAGAAAGGTCAATAATATAACGGAATCCAGCAATAGTTTCTTGTGATTCTCCATCAACAAAACTAGTTCCTCCCACACCAGTCCAATAAGCTAAACCAGATGCCACAGACTTTTCATTGCCACCATATTTTAAATCATATGCAATAGAGTCTACAATGTAACCAACATCTCTTTGACATACTTCAGCATCAAAATCTAAATTTGTTGTAATTCCTGGGTATGAATTTGTTATAAACCCAACTACTTCTTTTTGAATAAATTCTTTATTAAGAGCTAATAAATTAGACCCATCTGCAAATCTTCCGTTAACTTGCAATACACTAGTTCCAGTAAATTCATTACTAATATCATCAATTGTCAAAACTTTGTTTGTCTTACAAATACTATAGTCAAATAGTTTTTTGGTTAAAAACCCAACATCTTTAGATATTCCTTTATCGGTAGTAATTTCAAAAACTTTATCAAAATATTGCTTTGTATTAAATGAGGATTCACTTAAAATATTAATCAAAGTATTTGAACTATCAATTGGAGATATTTTCAAGTTGGAACTTCTACCAATTCCAATTGTAGCTCTAGAATCAACTACAACGTCACCAAACAGCTGCATTCCTGCAGGATGTGCTAATTCTTGAATATCATTTTCCCAAACAGTTTTAGATGTTTGGCTATTAATTGCGTATGAGAAATTTTGATAGTAATTGCTGTCTTGAATTTTTTCCTGACTATCGTTGGTAAATCCTGTATTTGTAAGCCATCCATTCTCTTTAACAAATTCACCAGAAGTTCCAAAAAATGTATTTGTATATACAATATCATCAATTAACGCTTTGGAGTTAGTTTTAGATCCTACAACCGTATCTCCTATTGAAATATTAAAACTATTTCCAACAATTTTCAATACATTTTTTTCCTTATTCCAACCATCTTTATAAACCTTAAATTTATAACCATTAGAATATAAAACCTCATTTTCAATAAAATCAGTTTTTTCCAAGTTAGCAGTAAATTTAGCTAAATCATCAGCTTTGATTACTCGTCCAACACTATTTGTAGCATCATAATAACCACCAGTGCTTCCTAAACCAACAATTGAATAACTAACAGTCTCAGCACCTGGAGTATCATCAACTGATGTAACCTCAAAATAACTATAGTTATAGTTTTCGGAGTTATATCCACCAGCACCAGATAAAGGTTCTGATAATTCAATACCTTCGACGAAAATTTTATCTCCTATACCGAATGGAAACTCTAAGAATTCGCCATTATCTGATGAAATTGTGAGCGTATTTGTTGTTCCATCGGAAATAGCATTACTAATACTAAGACCGTTAGAATTATTTACTGGAATTATGGTTGGAGCAATTTCAGATAATCCTGTTTTATTAATATTAATCTCTACAGATTTAACACTATTACTCTCGGTTTTAGTATTAAAAACTATGTCTGGATGCTCTAAACAAATGACTTTTGGCTCAGTTAAATAATTTTTTCCGCCATTTAAAACTACAATATCTTTTAATTGATAGTTATTTTTAATTTTTAATGTAAATGGTACGTCAGCCTTTGGTTTTAATGATGGATCGGTAGGCAAATTGTATCCAGATGTGATAATATTTAAGTTTTTAATTCTTCCAATATCAAATGAATTTAACTTTAAGTTAGCATTGGTTCCTTCAGCTGTAGTAATATTTTTTACTTCAGGTAAAGCCAAATATCCAGTTCCAGTAAATCCTATTGATATTTCATTAATTGATCCTTTTGCAGATAATGATCGTGTCGTATAACTAAAAGTGGTAACTCCAGAATTTGTATATTGGGAAAGTTCTGGAACAGACAATAAATCAAAATTAATTGTGGTTGATCCAACTGAAGTAACTCTAAAAGTTCCATTATATTTTGAAACACCAACTTTAATTCTTGAAAATGCATCAACATCCTTATCTACATTATATGCATATGCATTTGATGTAATTGTAGATATTCCTACTGGATTTAATTTATAATAAAATACATCAGGAATATTTGTATTTAATAATACATTTACTTGAGCCCCTGGATTGCCAGGAACACCAATCCTAGTAACATTTTTTACATTGACCTTATTTGTAAAATTATTATCTTGATAGAAATCTATAATTAAAGATTTTAAACTTACATCACTAACATCAAATGAAATTGTTTCACCTAAATTGAAGTTTAATGGTGGATTAATTAATGAAATAGTATGTGTACCTATTCCTGCAGAAGTAATATCAATACCACTATAGTATAGATCATTTGCATCATACAGATATTCTGCGAATTTAATTGTATTTGCACCAGTATTAATAATAAAATATTCTTCTCCGTCTATGAGAGGCGCAGCAGGGTTGCTGGAATTATATACAATTTTATCACCAGTTTTATATGAATGATTATTAATAGTTACCACATTGTCTTGAATTGATACTTGTGTAGAACCAAATCCAACAGGATTTATTAACAGACGAGCACTTACGTTATCAAATTTTACGGGAACTGATTTAGTTTGATTTGGTAGTACATTTAAATTAATTAAATCATTATATTTTAAATTATGATCATCAAAGGTAGTTACAACACCCTCATTCAGTAAAACTTGACCAGTGGGATTTGGATATGTTGTTTTAAATTTATGGGAAAATCCAGTTGAAAGATCACTAGATGCAAAATACAATCTACCCTGAGCAGAGGATATTCCAGCTAAAGTTGAAGAAATGCCAATAAAATCATTAGTATCAACAATAACGTAAACGTTATCGCCTGTTTGTAAATTAAATGTTGGAGTTAATGATATGCTTTGAGAACAAGTTAAACCAATTCCATTTACTGCACTGTATTTTAATTTTTGTCCAGTTGTAAATTGATGGTTTGGAATATAAATTGATCCAGGTGGAATATTGACTTTTTTAATTTGGCGTACTATACTTGTCGTTGCTATTCCAACATTTGTTGATGAAGTACTATCATAATTAACAGTGATTGTTGCAAAATCTTTTTGAGCAACGAAAGAATCGCTGATGCTTAAATTATCTATAAAATCAGTTTCAATTCGATCTCCAATTTCAAATGGATGGCTGTAAAATTCTATGGTTGTGTATGATCCTTGACCAGTTTGTACTCCAATAGGTCTTGCAGTATAACCTGTACCTACTTGTATTGAGGTTGTTGTGCTACCGTATCCAACATCTTTTTGTGGATTAAAGTAAATTGATCTATTGTAATTAGTTGTGCTTGCAGTTTTTATACCAGTAGCAGATGGTATTGTAAAATACCTACTGAAAACAGTTACTTCACTACCCTCTGTGTGACTTGTTCCTACTGTAGAATCATGACATCTTACAACTTTATAAGCAGTATTTAATCTATTTGCCCCCAGAACTAAGAAGCGTTCTGAACCAATACCTATAATATCATCTGGAACAATTTTTCTACTGAAAATAGATTCTGTTAATGAAATTTCAGTATTTATTCCAGTTAATGTAGTATTTCCAATAGCTACTCTTAGTTTAGAATAAAATGTAGTAACACCAATTTGATAACTACCTTCAATAAATTTGTAAGATGTTGTATTGATACCAACAATTTTTACAATTTTATTATTTGGTAAATTATGTGGTTGTGTAAAAATTCCAACTATATCTTGCTCATCTTCAATAAATTCTATATCAGGATATGTAGTCTGTAAATTTACAACAGAAGATATTGCTACACCTACTAGAGAAGATACTTTAGCATCTAGTCCTCTTCCATTAGTTCCACTGTTATCAAAATTAATACGATCATTTACTTTGTAAGAAGAACCACGTTTTATTAGATCAATATTATCAACTCCAGATTTATGGACTGATCTAACTAAAACTTTACTATCTTTACTGTAATTTAAATCAATTCCACCATAAGTCGCATATTCTCTATTTAATTTGTATGGAGTTGTGTTTCTAATCAGTTGATTTTTTTCAACAGAATTATTTGTTTGTGTTTCTGTATAGTTAATGTTGAATACATCAATCTCATAAGTATAATCATTCAACACATAAGGATAATTTTGATTTGTTGCAAAATACGCATAAGTTCCATTAGGAAACTCTGGTGTTATACAATATCTACCATTATTTTCGTCAAGATCACCATTGGCTGTATATACATAATCCTCTACAAAAAATCCTGCAGGGTATGAAGGTCTTTCTGGTAATGGAATTAATTCATAACCACTTTCAAGTTCTTTTACATTGGTTATTGATGAAGTTGTTGAAGATCCATAGGGGCCATAAATAGGATTTCCATCATAAGCCCAACCAACAATTGGGGAGTGTTTTATATTTGGAACTACATTTAAGTTTGCATCTAAGTTATCATCAAGAATGTATCTTAGTTTTTTTGGAACAATTGGTGTAGTTAATTGGATAGAATTGCTATTTTTGTCAAATGATTCAATGTAAAATGAATCTGAAACATTTGATGTGTCATTAATTATAGATTCATAACGTTTAAACAAATTAATATGCCACGTTTGAATGTTGGAAGTAAATGACGCATTTTTTCCACGACTAATAACAAATAATTCAGTAGTATTTTTCTTATAATTTTTACCAGATTCTAAAACTTCTACATTTGTAATTTTACCATTAGTAACAGTTGCTCGTAGTGATGCAAATGAACCTTCACCTACAATTTTAATATCTGGAATTGATGTATAACCACTTCCACCATTCAAAATATAAACTTCAGATATACCACCATTAATAATAATTGGTTTTAGTAAAGCATTTTTTCCACTATTTAATACTATATTAGGTTTTCTATTGTAATTAATAATATCTGGTGTACCATAACTTGTACCACCATCTTTTAAAAATACATTAGTAACAGAACCAGTAAAAACTGGAACTGCTATTGCTTGAGAAGATTCATAAGTATCGCCAATTTCGGCAACATTGCCAGAAACATCTGAAGAATTTGAAGTTCCTAAAATTTCTAAACTGATTGGTGGTGTGTAGAAAGTATGTTCTCCAGTTCCAAACCCAGTAAATTTGACATATTTGTTTTGATCATAGTTATTTGATGATAATGTTGTTCCAATTCCTGCTGATGCTAATCTAAATTTATCGTTGTCTAATTTGATAACGTAATAATTTTGAGTTGTTGTTAACCCAATTGAAGAACCACTCGATTTATATAAAATTAATTCTTTGTCTGAAAAATTGTGATTTTTTGCATAAATGAAATTTTCTTGAGTATTAATGCCAACTAAAGATATTGGTATGTTCTGAGATTCTTTAGGTGGATATGAAGATGAAGTAACTACTACTTTTTTGTTAACATATCCAGTTCCAGGATTAATAACTTCGATTCTATCAACAACGTTTCTTACTTTAGTCGATAAAAATGTTTGATTACCGTTACCTTTTTGAGTTAAATTAATAGTATTGATTCCAGCAAGGGCATCAGATTTACTATTTGTTAACTTTATAGCTTGATCATCAACTTTTATCACATAATATTTCGAAAGATCGATAAGATAATTTTTTGTATCTGATTCTCCTGCAGCTGGAGTACCAATAGTTCCAATACCAATAGCAAGATTACTATATGATCTATAAATTACTTCTTCACCAGTTTTAAAATTGTGAAATGTACTAAATCCAATTGTATCAGTTGCAGTATTAATTCCAGGAGAAGCACCGTAAAAATCAATACTACTGTAAATAGATTTCATTATAGGTTGAGCAGTTGCTCCTGATCCATTTCCTCCAGTAATTTTAATTGATGGGCTAATTAAATAATCATATCCAGATGATAATAAATCAACTCTAGATAATCCTCCTTCAATGTGTACAAATGCCGATGCACCATAACCAACACTATCTTCCACTACAACATTAGGTGGATCAATTATATCATAGTCTTCTCCACCATTTATGAGATCAATTGAAGTTAATTTTCCATAATATACTCTATCTTGACTTTTTGAAAAAATAACTTCTGTACCATTTAATAAAATGCCAACTGGTGTTGGGAGTGGTGATTTTGATAAATTGTAATTTCCCTCTTTTAATTTTGGATTAATCGATACTCGTTTGACAAGTTTTTGATCTTGAATAAATTTATTTGAAAGTTCATCTAATATTAGGATATTATTCGAAGAAGGTGTACTGGAACTAAGTGTTAAGAAATCTCCATTAAAAATTTTAGCCCTATTGTAAGCTAATTTGAGTTGAGTTGAACTTTCCTTTTTGACAAAATATGCTCCAGTGTTTATGCCTACATTAGAGCCAGTATATCTAAAATATACTTTATCCCCTGTTTCAAAATTATGATTAGCAACAGCACCAGAGCTATTTCTGGTAGTTATAATTTGAGTTTCACCATTTACTGTGAAATATACTTCTCCAGGATTTGATGAAACACTATATGATGGCAAACTTGATGTAGTAACATAAACATATGTTCCAAATTTGTCCACATAAGTATTCTGTATATCAGCAATATATTTTTCTTGCCCTGCTGAAGATATTAAAATATTTCTATAAAGTTTATAATCTAAATTTGATTCCAAAATACCAGAAGTATATTCCAAAGCAAATGAAGTTGGACTATAAATTTGTACTATTTTTCCAGTAACAGGAGGATTAAAACTATTATCATAATCATCTACATCATACAGTGTAATAATATCATCAAGGTTAAATCCATGTTCAATTTTAGTGTTTATTGTTGCTGGTGATGATGTTTTTGTGATGCCTAGTGGCTTTTCAACTAATTTAATTTCATATGTGTGATTGTGCAACCAACCATTAATTCTATTGTTATATGATTCTATATCAGTTGAAGTATCTTCTCCCAAATCTTTAAGACCTATTTCATCACCAACTTTCAAATACTTAGATGTATCAAGTAGTTCTGAAAAATCAGAAATTACCGAAGTGATTCTAAAATATACTGGTTTATTAATATCGCCATCTTCATAAGAATATGCAAAATCATTTAAATAAATTGAAGTAAATTTATCAATTGAGTATGGGATTGTGCAATTAAAAAATTGGTTATCATTCTTTCCATCATAGGAAATGTATGATCCACTAATATAAAGTTGACCAGAATTTGGAAATCCAATGGTAGAGTCTACAAATATTGTTGTATCTTGTGTTGTTGCTCCTGTAGTAGTCTTTGTAACAGGACAAGCTTTGAATTTACCTATCTTTGTATCATCACTTAATTGAATTTCATAATATACCTCTTCATCAAATGATATTAAAGTTGAAAGGTAAATGTTACCATAAGCAGCTGGATTATTTTGATATAATGGCTGACCATTAGTTTTACTAATATCACCAGAAATAACAGAAACAATTAGATTATTTGTTTTACTCCATTGTGCTGCTGAAGGTTTTATTACATAGTCTGAAGGATTTACAAGTTTTACATTAGGATCGCCATATAAAACCTTAAACAGAATATCAAAAGATTCTAAAGTTCCCTTTGTTTCATAGAAATCTTTAGCATGTTTTAAAAATATTTTTTTATCTACTTTATCGCTTATATTCTTATTTTCGAATCCAGGTAAATACTGAGTTTTAATTTTTTTCCATATTTGAGCATAAATTAAATTACTAAGATTTTTTACCTCTTTTCCAGCAGTGTGACTATCTGCTTCTGAAGATGAAAAAACTAATTCACCAGGATTTGTTGGTGTTTGATATGATTCAATTGCACTAAATCCACGAACACACTCATAAAAATGGGTTTCATCTTTACGTTTATATGTAATTATTTCATCATCAATTTTTAAAAGACCATATGATGAGGGCCATGACGATGTACTAGAAACTTCTATAATGTCATCGTAGTAAGTAATATCACTAGTTAAGGTAGTTGAATGCTCTTCAAATTTAGTGGCATCAAAATTTTCTACATTAATAATTCGATCAATATTTTCTGATAATTCAATAACTTGAGAATTAGATATGTAGTATTGATCTAAAAATTGATAAAATAAAGAGTCCTCTTCGGCATAAAAAGGTAACTGAGATTTCAGTACCTGTGAAATTTGAATTCTTTGGAGATCTTTATCTAACATTCTATTTACCTAGTATACTTACCGTTAGAGTAGCTTGAAGTTGAAGTGAACTGTGTGCCTGATTGATTTATATCGGAAGTTAAAGTATCATTTATTAGCGTGAATTTGCTATTAGAGACACTTAGACGTAAATATAAATCTTTTAGACCAATGACATCATTTGATTCTGGAATAGCTTCCACCTCTATTATATTATCGGGGAAACTTGTTGAAAGAAACGTTACTGTATCTATATTAATTTCACCAGTAGAATAATCAATTTTTCCAGCATCACTTTTGGCAATAACTGGCTTTCCTTGGGAATCTAAAGTGAAAAATATAATTTTACCACTAGTTTTACTTCCAGTATCGGGAATGTCTGCAAGATAAAGATCTCCTTCAATTCCAGAAACTGTAAATTTGGAGGATTTGATGGAATAACCTTCAGACTTTACATGGAACTTGTTGCCAAAACACAATTCATATTGAGCTGGTTGATTAATTAAAGCATTCAAATCTCTTCTCATCTTTATTTTAGTAATATTGGAAGTTATTGCATCATCGATGCCATCAATTAAACCTAAAATCTTACTATACTTAATTCTTCCACCAAATCCATTTGCTTCTGATGCAGTTGAATAATAATTTAAACAACTTATTATTTCAGTTTTTAAGTCTTCATCAGTCTTAACTTTAGATTGTTGATAGTAAATTGTTGAATCCAATTCCACATAAAGATATTTCATATCAAGAATTGTTGGGACAATACCAGCAATTGAATAAGTTTTCAATTTACTTAAAATATCATCCTTTGTAAATTGTGATAGTGTATTACCACTCTTAGGTTTAATAACAATAAACACTTTACCATATTGAGGAGGATTTAGTTCCTCACCACCGTAAGCTACAACTGCTTCTGCGGTTGGATATATGTCTTGTACGATTGTTTCATAATCTTGTGAAGAAACCGCTCTATTTCTAGTGGCATATCTTCTTGGAGCAAAATATTTAATAGCAGATATTGGTTCAATATTAGATCCATCTCTAGAAGGACTTACTACACTTAAAGATACTGATAAATTAGTTATTTCTGTATTGGTGTCATCGACAATAATGCCATTATAAGTTGCTGATCTAACCCCATTACCTACAGGTCCGTTTGTAATAATATAAGAAGCTTCAATAACATTACCATCATTCAACTCTTTACTTATAATTCCATCACCAAAAAGTAATTCATATCGTTCATTAGATACTTCTTGAATTAAGTACTTATTTGCAGTTGTTGATAATCCAACAATTGAACTAACTTGAGTATAGATATCAAATCCAGATGATTGAGATGTTGGATATACTTTTACTGCTAATGTTGAAGTATCAACATTTTCGTTATCAATTACATAAGTTGAATATGGATTGGTCTTATCTACAGTAAAACTAGACGATGCATAAGTTCCTTCATATAATGTTATATCATTAAACTTAGCAATACCATTAGTTACTGATACGGTAATATCCTGTGGAATTGAAAATGTATATGCAATATTGTTAGTAGATGACGTAGCTACTAAACCTGATTTTAAAGTTAAAGTTGGTGGACTAATATTGTTACCAAGAACTACATTCAAATTGACACGTAATCTAGAAGCTCTTGCTGACTTTGGAACGTATCCAATATTTCTAGCTAGAGCAACTACATTTTCTCTCACTAAGGCAGTATCTAGAAATACTTCATTAACTACTGCGTTAGTATTATATGACGTAATATACGTATTATATGCTAGTATGTCAATTAAGGTTGATAGATTTGACCCTTCAAAGTCATAATCAGTAAAATTACTGTTTGCACGTAAATAATCCTTAATAGATTGTTTTATCTGATCAAAATCTAAATTTGTAACTTGAAATTGTGCCATTATTATGCTCTCGTTGGTTTAAGGATCATTGAAACGGTTTGTGAAACAGATTCTATACCAATAATTAAATATGATATGCTAACTTCCAACTCAAGATCATCATCAGACACATCAATTTCAATATTTTCTACAAAAATTCTAGGTTCATAATTTCTTAAAACTTGATTTATTTCATTTTCAATTTTAAAAATAATTTCGCTATTAGCTAATTCAAAAAGACTATCCTCAACTGTAGTTCCCACCTCTGGTTGGAAAAATTTAGATCCAAGTTTTGTTCTAACTAAATTAATTACAGACGTTTTAATGGCAGCCTCATTGGAAATTGTAATTAAATCATTAGTAATTGGGTGTTTCTTAAAAGAAAAACTAAAATCTTTAAACCCTCTAGAAATTTTGGGTTTATTGGATAGAGTTGCCATCTAAAATATACTTTTAGGATTATTTATAGCAATTTAATGCCACCTTTCAACGTAATCATCAAATCCACCCTTACCTCCACAAGGTCTTGAGAACCTATCATTGGGAGGATTGTTAGTTTTTTTAACATTTTCTTCATAATCCATCACTTCTTGTATAAATTCACGCTTTTCTTCGTAAATATCAATACTTTGCAGTGAACCGTAGTCGGTAATGAGGCGATCAGTGCCCCACATTTGCTTCATATACTCTTGATTTCGGTCGGGTTGCATAAAATTCTCCTGATTTTTTGTGAATCAGAACTTTTTACGGGGTTTCTATCCCGTCCATACCTTCAAATATTTATTTTTGTGATATTATTGCATAAAAAAAGACTTCTCATATGAGAAGTCTTTAAAAAATTAGTTACCTTGTCCTCTATAACGCTTTTTTGCACCATTACGAGAGGTTGCAGCATACTTAGTATGCTTTCCCATACCTTGACGAGTCTTTTTGGGCTTTGATTCAATAATTACTTTGTTTGTCAGTGAAGGTCGCTTAGCCATTTTGTTCTCCTATAATTTTAACTTCAATGTCTTTTGGATCAGGTTCCCCGTTGATGTAAAATTCTTCAGCGAGGTACATAAGATTATCACCCATTTCTTCGTATGTCAAGCCTTCGATGTGAAGTTCACCTTTAATATAGATGGCGAACTTACTATCGAAGGCTGTCAATACTTCATTAGATAACTCTGGTCTTTTCATGTCCAACACGAATGAGAGGATTACACCAAATTTCAAATCCAGCCTTCTTAGCATCAAGACAGAACGAAACGTCTTCGCCACACATATCTTGAACTTCACCAGATTCAAAGATTTGCATCTGAGGAGCAAACCAAGGATAAGTCAGGGATTCAAATACTCCCTTCTTAATCAGAACCCAACCAAAGCCAGTATAATCGACTGTGAAGGGCTTCTTACGCTTGCCCATCGATTCAACGGTCTCATGGTTCATAACACCACGATTCTTGCGGAATTCTTCTTCAGAGAGCCAGTGAGCAACGGAGGTTGTGTGACCATCCTCAGTAGCATACCAACCAGCAGCAATATCCTTGTCCATTGTGACGAGACGAAGAAGACCCTCAGTGTTGAAAACGATATCATTATCAATCCAGAGTTGATAATCGTACTGAAGTTTGCCATCCCAGGGAACTTGATTAGGGCCACGAAGAACATTGGCACCAAGGCACTTGCATCGTGCAAAGTTAACCATGGAGGAGTAATCTTGTGAAATTTGAATACTTACGCCAATCTGCACAAGATCGAAGCAGAGTTGAACGAAATTTTTGAGAAAAGTATATGAACAACCACGACCAGGAAGCATGAACACGAGAGTCTTGCCGTTGAGCATTGCTTTTGCTTGTTCAACATCAAAATCATCTTGTGGCTTTTCAGGTTCAGTTGCCTTTACAGAAAATCCTTTTGCCATAATATCTCAAAGGGTACATGTGAATTCTAACATAGGTATTTAGTTGGTGTCAAGAGTGGAATTTTTACTAAATATTTAAAAAGCATTGTAGAAATGAAGGATCTTAGAGAGGCGTATAACGAAGTTTATTCGCTTAATGAAGTCAGTTTTACGAATACTGGTGGTGTTAATGCTAGCATGTTCACAGCTGGATTGAATATGAAAGCACCGCTGGTTAAAACTGAACCAAAAAAACCAGAATCTACCCCAGCGCCAGTTGCTAAAAAAGAGCCAACCGCGATGGATCAATGGAGAGCTGCAAATCCAAAACTTGCTGCCGCCTCTGATGAAAGATCGAGAATTCGTGGAACTGCACAAACTGATAATCCACTAATTGATGCTGAGATGAGAGCAAGAATGCCTCTAACACCCTCAGTACAGGCACCAGATTTTCAAACAACAATGAAGTCTGGCAAGTATGGTGATCAAGGACATCAAAGATTAACTCAAAATCCTTATGCTGCAGTTGGAGCAACTCCAAAAACTTCTACTACCACTCCAACTACAACCAGTACCACTAAAACCTCAGAGAAAGAACCAGTAACTCCAAAACGTGTAAATATTGGAAAATGGCTTTCAAATACTCCCGTTAGAACACCTGCAACTAATCAAATGAACTCCTACGACTACGGCAATATCGATCAAGATCAACTTACATCATTACTTGATGCTTATAATAAAGTTTATCAAGAGCAAGTAAAGGTTCCTGCTGATGCATCAGACGCTGAAGCACTCAAAGGTCTTATTCCTAAAGGAGATAAGGTTCATGAGGTAAAGAGAAAGAAACTTGATGCACACTTTGAGCCAGAGGGTGAGCAAATCGAAGAAGCTGGTGATGATCCATGCTGGAAGGGTTACACACAGGTCGGCATGAAAAAGAAGGGTGGCAGAGAAGTCCCCAACTGTGTGCCTTCTAAAGGTGTGCCAAAAGCTAAGGGTTATAAGAAGGAAGAGGCTGAGTTAGAAGAGAATGCAGCAAACCTAATTCGTCTAGGACTTGCTGCTGGTACTGCACTTGCAGGAATGAAAGTTGCTGGAGATGCGAAAAAGGTTGCTGACAAGATTAATAAGCAAAATAAAGAAAAAGAAGCATTCTATAAAAAAACTTTAGGAAACTCTTATGAGCCAGAAGGTGAACTCGTAGAGGCTTATGATGTTATACTTAATTACTTAATGACTGAGGGTTTTGCAGCTAGCGTAGAGAACGCTGAGAAGATTATGACGGTTATGAGTGATGAATGGATGCAAAACATCATCTCAGAAAATCAAGCAATGCTAAAGTTTAATTATCGTCCTGGTAGAAGTTTTAGCATAGGTGGTGAAGGCTCATCTAATAACGTTGCCGCTGGTTTAGACGTTACTAGATATGCTGCTGGTCACGTACTAGACGACAAGACAGTTGAACAGGGTATTTCTCAGGCACTTGCAAATCCTAATCAAGCCGCCCCTGTCACCAAACCTGTAGGTGCAAAAACAGGTGTGAGTGGTTATGCAAACCTTACTGGAGAAATTCCTAGCGCAAAGCCATCTGCAAGTACAAATCCTACCAATACTACGAATAATCCTAATACTAATCCAAAAGCTGGTAAAGATAAGAATGTTAAGGGTAATGACCCTAAGGGTATTGATCCTAAGGGTACTGACCTTAATAAGCGTGATGATTCTAAAGATCCTACTGCATTAGATATAGCTAACAAAGCAGCACTTCAAAGAAGAAAGGATCTGGTAGCACAAACTCCATCTATGCCTGGTGGTGGCATTATAAATCGTATACAATCACGTTGAAGTAAGTATGAAGACATATACTGAATTTATTTCTGAGTGTTATAGAATTCAAGAGAATCTTCAAGGTGGAATGGTGAAGTTTGGATATAAGCCAGGAAGAGGTTTTAACGTAGGTGTTGGTGTTCAGGGCGGAGACAAGGATACTCAATGGGATGCAGGAATTGATTATGAGCGAATCGCAGCGGGTAGAGTAGCAACTCCACAAACAATTCAACGTGGTGTGGCTCAAGCAGATCAAAACCTTGGACAAACTGGACAAACGAGCGATGCGGTGGGTCCTCAAAATAAAGTTGGCGTAACGGCAAACGTCGCTGGTGTAATCCCACAAGCACCCAAACCAACACCAACACCAACGCCAACACCAGAAGAACCAAAACCAACTCCTACAGACAAAAAGTTTACACCAACAGAAGTGAGAGCAATCAATCCACACATACGAGCATCCTTGGCAGCAGATCCAAAATTAGCGGCTCGTCGTACTCAGCAAATATTATCTGGACAAAATCCGAAATCGCAAGGTGAGTTTCAGTATAAGGGTGCAGATGGAAAGTGGGTAGACTTTAATCCACAGATCGGTCAAGCAACTAGAGATGCATTCAAAATTTCTCAGTATGGAATGGGAGATGTCGGAACAAGTCTGCATCAAAATGATGTGCAAATGAGAAATCAAATGCTAAAGGACATTGCCGCTGGAAATGCTACAAAAACACCTACTTGGACAGGTATTCGTGGTACAGGAGCTGTTAAGGGTGCCTATGACAATTGGCGCAGCAGTTTAAACCCTTAACAGAATCCTTATAAGTTCCCCGAGTGTTATGGCGATATAAGAGACTTCCTGATAACGAATTTCAAGGAAGTCTCTCATTTTGCTTTCTTCTTATAAGATCTTTTTTTATTTTCCTCTGCAGGTGCTGCAGGTGCCTCAGCTTCTTTTACCTCTGGAGCTGGTGCAGGCGCTGCATCTGAGTGTTGAAATAGATCTGAGAATCTGCTCATAACTCTAAGTATCTCTGTTTTTATTTATCTTTGCCTGCTTCGGTAAATACTTTTTCTTAAACTCTTCGAATCCCTCGGGGGGTTCAGAGGGATTCGGCTGTGGTGGTGCCTTATAAGGTTGATAAGGTGATCCCCCAGACTCCATAAATGCTCGGAAATTTTTCATGGTCTTATAATTTACCCCCTCGGAAATTTTTCTGGCAAAAATTTTTTGATCTTAGAGATATTTAGAGGTCGATTTCAAGGTCTTATAGCTTAGGGAAGTTAGGCGTTTTTAACCACAGGGGGGGCGGGGCGGCACCGATAAACGCCGCTTATCACTGCCTCAGCGACTGATCAGAATGTCTTATCAGTCGCTAAGTATAAAATAGGGGCAGCGATTGCTGCCCCGTTTGTATCAGCCAACCCGCAAATAGTGGGTGACATTCTTTATAACGAACTCCCCAAGATGGTCGAGTCGTGCCTTCTCAGCTTTGAGATTAGCTTCGAGGTTCTTTACAGTCTGCCCGTAATCTTTCGAGGTTCGGGTACATACTGTGACGGTGCCCTCTTTAATCTTAACAGCGCCTACATTCTCGCTGTTAAGTGTATCTAATAGCTGACCCTTTAGGGTCTCAACTTTAGCCTTAAGGGCTTCAAGCTTGCGGTGCTCGCTGATCAGTTCAGCGGTCAGGGTCTCAAGGTCTGCCATGGTGGCGGTGTGTCGGTTGGACTTGTTTAATCTACAGGGTAGGGGCACCCTATCGGTGCCCCTGTAACAAACCGTCACACAGGGGTGTTTTTGCCTTGCGCCCAGAACATAAGGCGCTCGCATGATGCTCGCATGAACACCCGATCTATGGGAGCGCCTTCCTTGCGAGCACGACCACAAGCTGCAGCGGCAACCTGCAGGGCTGCCCTGGTAGCCTCAGCGTCAGCTTTAGCGTTCTTGTAAGCCTGCAGCAAGGCAATCGCCTCATAACGCTGCAGACGGCGGGGACGGTTCAGAACCTCACCTGCCAGCTGCAGACGGTTAACGTGGGCGATCGTGCCAGCTGCAGCGGGAACATACCCGAATTGGGCAGCGATGCGACGGCGGAGATTGAAGCGGGTCATCTGTCTAGAGATCGGAGATTGAACGTTTGGCTCCGATGCATGAATCCTACAGCATCGGGTGCCCTTGCCAACCCCCTGAATGATCAGCGTATCTTATGGGTCTCATAAGGTATCCTAATGGCTCAAAGGGTTGACGGCTGACCCATAGGCTGTAGAATAGGGTCACAATCAGATGAGAGGCGGGGTAGCCTTGTAGATGAC